CATGGGAACCACAACCAGAAGTGTTGTTTGATCCTACACTCCTCCTAGCATCAGCCGCATTTATATTTGTTACCGCAGCAGTTATATCCACAGTAGCTATTAAACGCAAACGGAAACTTAATTAATGAATGAAAGAATTTGATTATGACCTCGATTACAAAGAGCTTGACTTTTCAATTAAAGAAAATCGCAAACTTTATCGTATTGGAAGGGGAGAACAGGGAGTACTATTGGTTCGCCCTTATACTAACATTATTTGTAATTATTGGAGATTCAAAACTCCTAAGATAGCAGTTCAATCTGCAAACAAAATCTTCAGCCTTTACCTAGATTATAGGGATGCTGGAGATTTTATTGGTATGGATATGTGCCGTAAATTTCTAGAAATGGGATTTACCAGATCAAGGCGATACGCTAATCATCATACAGGAAAAAAATATGATGATAAAGGAAATGTACGCCCCCAAGAACCAGATCATATGACTTGTAAATATGCAGAGTCAGCAAGAATATTTAAGCATGTTAGAGACATTGTTGCAAAATCTGAGGATTATGTTAGAATGAGAAAGGAATGGAGAGCATCTGAATGAACATCTTTGTAACTGACCCATCACCAACTCTATCTGCACGTTGCTTACCTGACAAACATATTGTCAAAATGCCTTTAGAAACATGTCAAATGTTATCTATTGTGTGTTCTAAGAAGTGGGGTCATGGATATGGTGAGTTACACCGCATCAATGGTGAACCATACAAAACAGAGAAGGGTGCATTTCGCAATCATCCCTGTACAATCTGGGCAAATGCTTGTCTAGAAAATACATGGTGGTTACTTGCACATGGTCTTGCTTTATGTAATGAATATTCTTGGCGCTATGGTAAGATTCATAGTTGTGAGAAAACATTAGAAGAAGCAACAACTATCATTCCTTCCGCACCGCCACCATACCTACCAAAATCATTTACTTTCGCAGGGCCAGATGAGTTTAAATATGACACAAGCATTGACACTTTTACTGCTTACAAACGTTATATATCGAGCAAACCTTGGGCTGCATCTAATTATCTTCGTGACCCATCCAGAAAACCGCATTGGTTATGACTAAACTAATTGAAAAAAATGACCCACGTTACTTCTCCCAGACAAGTGACTTGCCATATGGCAGGCATCATTATAAAATAGTTCACAAAGACCGTTCTATTATTGTAGAATCGTGGGATGAGGTTCAAGAGTGGTGGTGGAACAATTGTAGACTACCATCATTTGATGCCGTCGTACACGTTATTGACAAACCAAAGACTAAGAAAAAGTCCAAAGGATTTTAATTATGAAACACATTAGTAGAGAAGATTTCATCAAGGAGTATACTGAGTATACCGTCAACACAATGGATGAAAAAACTCTTAAACAAATTGCAGAGATTACTCTGATGGCAAACATCAACCCAGAAAGCACCTATGAGGATTGGGAAGATGCAGTTGCACAGATGAGATCAAAGAATAAGACAGAGGATTTGTTAGAGTTGATTAAACCATTCATGATGTTGAGGATACCTACAAATGAGGGATGAATTTATATGGGTCGAAAAATATAGACCCAAAACTATTGATGATTGTATTCTCCCAGAAAGCACAAAGAAAACATTTAGAGAATTTCTAGTCAAAGGTGAGATTCCTAATCTTCTACTATCAGGCCCGCCTGGTATAGGTAAGACTACAGTTGCAAAGGCATTGTGTGCCGAACTTGGTGTAGATTGTTATGTAATCAATGGATCGGATGAAGGTAGATTTTTAGATACAGTTAGGAATCAGGCAAAGAACTTTGCTTCTACTGTATCGTTGATGGATGCAGATAGGAAACATAAGGTAATCATAATTGATGAGGCAGATAATACAACTCATGATGTTCAACTTCTACTCAGAGCAAACATAGAATCTTTCTACAAGAATTGTAGATTTATTTTCACATGTAACTTCAAAAATAGAATCATTGAACCACTCCACTCAAGATGTGCAGTGATTGAGTTTGGTGTCAAGGGTAAAGATAAGTCAACTATTGCAGCACAGTTCTTCAAACGTCTAGTTTCAATACTAGAACTTGAAGGAGTTCAAGCTGACAAGAAAGTTCTAGCAGAACTAATCAACAAACACTTTCCTGATTGGAGGAGAGTGTTAAATGAATGTCAAAGACATTCAGTTGGTGGTAAGATTGATTCTTCAATTCTTGCTAGTTTCTCTGAGGTTAACATAAATGATCTTATCAAAAATCTTAAAGAGAAGAAATTCCCAGAAGTTAGAAAGTGGTGTGTCAATAATCTTGACAATGATCCTTCTGTACTTCTTCGTCGTGTATACGACGCTTTATTTGACACTCTTGAAGGTGCTAGTATAGCAGCTGCGGTATTGATAATCGCCAAGTATCAATATCAAATTGCCTTTGTGGCAGATCAAGAAATCAATCTCTTGGCATGTATGACCGAAATTATGGTGGAGTGTGAATTCAAATGACCAAATCAACTTTTGCTAAAACTAAAGCACAAATAAAATCCTCAAGTTACTATCTGTTTTGGGGTGCAGCAACTGTTGCAGTTGTTGTTGGACAAATCTATATTGGTAATGGATATCGTAGGATGGCGGATACCAATGATGCCATATCTGCGGATATTAATTTACTAGTAGAAGTTCTTACAGCGCCTAGACCTAAAACTATGCCTGTCCCAGGCCCAAGGTATCAACCAATGCCTTCTGCACCTGATGATTATAATATGCCCATCTTACAATGATGTTAAGTGAAATTGATGCTGCGTATGCGGCAGATAAGTTCATCAATTATTTCTCTAATACTGGAAGAATTGATGAATACCTTCGTAATGTAAAACTAGATCGTATGGCTCAACTACCTGTACCCTTATTTGGTATGGGGCCTGAGGATGATCTATTCACTGATTTTGATATGCACCCTGATGATATGCAAATCAAAATCTTTCCCGCTGGAGAGAAGAATGGATTCAGTAATGAATACTTTAATGAAAGATTAGAGATTACTACATCTCATGCCATAGAGAAATCTGTGCCAGGTAAAGCTCTCAAGTGGATTATAAAAGAGACTACTACAGATAAGACTATCGGATTTTGTAGATTTGGATCTCCTACTATAAATTCTAAACCTAGAAATGATTGGTTAGGTAATGTTCCAGAATTAACTAGGTTCAATAGACATGCAATCATGGGATTCATTATTGTTCCCACTCAACCATTTGGATTTAATTATCTGGGTGGTAAACTTTTAGCAATGTTGTGTTGTTCTCATCTCGCTAGAGAAACCTTGAACAAGAAATACAATGCAGATATTTGTTTGTTTGAAACCACATCACTCTATGGAACAACAAAATCATCATCACAGTATGATGGTCTTAAACCATACATGAGATATAAAGGATTAACTGTCAGTGACTTTACTCCTCTGATACATGATTCTATATTTCAAGACTTAAACAAATGGTTTACTGCTAGAAACAATGACAAACTCCTAGTCAAAGAAGATGCCTCTAGTAGAAAACTGAAGATTCAAACAAAGATGATTTCTATTATCAAGAAATGTTTGAACAACCCTGAGAAACTAAAGCAGTTTAATGATGCAATACTTTCTGCAAAGAATCTCACTCAACAGAAACGTTTCTATATGTCTACATATGGATTCAAGAATTCTAGAGAAGTCATATTAGGAGAACAAGATACTCTTATCAAGGCAGATAACTACGATAGGTTTGAAGTAGATCAGATAGTTGGTCATTGGAAGAAGATGGCTGCGAAGAGATATGATAAACTTAAGAATGAAGGTAGGTTGAGAACCAAGTTAGAAACTTGGAATACTAATCCAGATGAGATAGATATAATACGATGAAACCAGAATTAAAAGATTGGTTGAACTCTATTAACCTAACCAAACAGGATATTACTGTAGATGATCCACAGATTATCAAGAAGTATGCCCCATTTATAATCAACAAGTGTATGTCGGCACATCTTGATTGTATTATGTTTGCCAATGAAATGAACCTACAATCTCACTTGGCAAAAGACCTTCAATATCAATTTTATCTAAATAGTATCAGGAAAAAGAAGAGATTCTCTCCGTGGCTCCGCAAAGATAAGATCAAGAATCTTGATATTGTCAAATCATACTATGGTTATAGTAATGAAAAAGCAATTCAAGCACTGAAGATATTAACTAAAGAGCAGTTGAATTACATTAAAGCGAAAATTGACGTTGGAGGTACAACATGACTGGGTTTACAGAACCTGAGATCGATTGGTCACAAGATCAAATGATTGAGGTTACATTAAATGAACCAGATGATTTTTTAAAAGTACGAGAAACTCTTACTAGAATTGGTGTAGCTTCTAGAAAAGAAAAGAAGATATATCAATCATGCCATATTCTTCATAAGCAAGGTAGATATTATATCGTTCACTTTAAAGAACTCTTTGCATTAGATGGAAAGTCTGCAAACCTTTCTATCAATGATGTTCAACGTCGTAATAGAATCATCACTCTCCTATCAGATTGGGGTTTGATTACTATTATCAACTCAGAACAGATTACTGATGTTGCTCCTCTGAATCAAATCAAAGTACTTTCATATAAAGACAAAGGTGATTGGACTCTTGAAACTAAGTACAACATAGGTAAGAAAAAGAAAGTGGTACAAACGTCTCCGAGTGCTTTTGTCAAAGCAGATTGACGGTAATCATCAAGAATTATGGGGGTTTATACGACCCCCTTTTTTTGTGTTTTGTGGTTAAATAGTAGTGTCGCCGTAAGGGACACAATTTACACTCGCTTTTAAAGGAGAACCAAATGGAAATTCAAAGATACCGTACTGCCAATCTTCCAGACTTAATGGATAAGATCTCGAAGAATTCAATTGGCATGGATGATTACTTAAATTCATTCTTCAATTTTGATACAACACCGAACTATCCTCCATATAATCTCATCCAATTAAACAATGTTGAGTCTCGCCTAGAGATCGCACTGGCAGGATTTAGTAAGAAGGAGATTAAAGTCTATACTGAGTATGGAAGACTCATTGTAGAGGGAACTAAAGAGGATACAGAAGACGCTGAGTATGTTCACAGAGGATTAGCACAAAGAAACTTCAGCAGAGCCTGGACAATATCTGAAGATACTGAAGTGAGAGAGGTTCAATTTAAAGATGGACTCCTTACTGTTAAACTAGGCAAAGTGATCCCAGAACACCATGCAAGGAAGGACTATCTGTAGAAAATGTTAAGATTGTAGTACATTATACCTATTTGTCAGGATCTCCGTACATAAATATGTTACAGGAGGTTAAGAGAAATGTTTAACATTAAATTTACATTGGAACATCCATTAGTTCCAGAGTTCGATCCAGAAATCCACGATCCAGATGAGGTGTTTGCACTTCTCTGCTACCGAGGAATTCATTACGCCAAGTGGTGTAACATCAAGATACTCTTTCAATAATACACAGGGGGTTGACAGACCCCCTTTTTTATGTCATAATATATTTGTTGGACGCAACATGGGAGTGACTGAATAAACTTACTGGCAACCGCTGGTTAAGGTGATGAGACACAGGTGGTGCTGCTGCAGCGATGCAGAACCGATCAACCAATCGGGTCTCAGGCAATGACGTATTTACTTACTGTAGTAATGCCCGTTATTTGTTGGTACACAGGAATCCAACCTCCCTCTTATTTTTTTAGACCTAAGATGCAACTGAGAAGTGGGGCAGATGGTCTTCTTTTTTTCTATACATATAATGTCAATCAAATTAGTTCTACTTAAATCTAATGAAGAAGTTATAGCAGATGTAAAAGAACTTGTAGATGAAAATGATAAACCTATCTTTATAGTTCTTGAAAATGCTTTCTGTTGTAAACTGATTGAAGATCCTGTGATGCTTACCGAAGGTAAGGAGGAGACTGAAACAAAGTATAGTGTACAATATTATCCTTGGATGCCTTTATCTGATGAGAAAAAAATATCTATTGATCCGAGTTGGGTTGTTGCAATAGTAGAACCAAAACCTATGGTTAAAGAATCTTACGAGGCTAGATTTAATGGAACAGGAAATTAAAATAATAGTATTGGTAAATGGTGATCTGATCATATCGGCAGTAGAAGAAGTCGCAGCTCTAGACATTGGTGATCCCAACTGTAAAATGATATCACCATACAAGATAGTTGGTAAAGAAATGTCTCCTTGGTTAGGTGATGTAACTGACGATGTTGACATTATGATATGTTCTGATAAAATATTATCATTGGTTGAACCACACAAATCATTAGTGGATTCATATTTGAAATTAGCTACTAAAGAATGAAGTTTTATACAAATGTTTTCCAGATTGGCAATAGCATGCTGATTAGAGGGTATGATAATGGTAGACATTTTGAAGATAGACAAGAGTTTCATCCCACATTCTATGTGCCTACAAAAAGAAAGAGAAGTAAATGGAAAACACTTGATGGTGAATTAGTGGAACCTGTCAAACCAGGCACGATAAAAGATTGTAGAGCATTTATAGATAAGTATTCACAGGTTCAAAACTTCAACATATATGGTAATGAAAGATATGTGCATCAATATATCTCTGAGAACTATCCAGAGGATGAGATCAAGTTTGACCTAAACAAAATTAAATTAGTTACTATTGACATCGAGGTTGCTGCAGAGAGTGGTTTCCCTGATGTCTTTAATGTTGCAGAAGAACTATTACTAATTACTGTACAAGATTATAATACAAAGTTTATTACTACATTCGGATCTAGACCATACAAGACTAATCCTAATAGGAAGAACTACCGTTATGTGGACTGCCACAGTGAAGAAGGATTGATCACTACATTTGTAGATTGGTGGCAAAGACACACGCCTGAGGTCGTTACAGGGTGGAACTGTGAGATGTATGATATACCTTATCTTTTAGGTAGAATAGACAGACTTATGGGAGAGAAGTTTACTAAAAGATTTTCTCCTTGGGGTATCGTAAGAAAGAATGAAATCACTATTGCTGGTAGAGCAAACATTGTATATGATATTGCAGGCATATCTGTAATTGATTATCTGGATCTATACAAGAAATCCCCTGCAACTCCAAACCAAGAGAGTTTCCGATTGGATCATATTGCTCTCATGGAACTAGGACAACAGAAATTAGATCACAGTGAGTATGATACTTTCCGTGAGTTCTATACAAAGAACTGGCAAAAGTTTGTAGATTACAACATCGTTGACGTTGAACTGGTAGACCGTCTTGAGGACAAGTTAAAACTGATTGATCTATGTTGCACTCGTGCCTATGACGCAAAGATTAATTTTACAGATGTCGCTTTCCAAGTTCGCACATGGGATGCCATCATATACAATTATCTAAAGAAAAAGAATATAGTTATCCCACAAAAAGATCGTAATTCTAAAGATGCAAAGTATGCTGGTGCATATGTAAAGGAACCGAAGCCTGGTAGATATGAATGGGTAGTGTCATTTGACCTTAACTCACTATATCCGCATTTGATTATGCAATATAATATTTCCCCAGAGACTCTTCAAGATAAAAAACATCCTAGTGCAACAGTAGAAAGATTACTAAATCAAGAAGATACATTTGAATTGTATAAGGACTTTGCTGTCTGTGCCAATGGTGCAATGTATAGTAAGGAGAAGAAAGGATTTCTACCTGAGTTGATGGAGAAGATGTACAAAGAACGTGTCATCTTCAAGAAGAGAATGATCAAAGCAAAAAAAGCATATGAGAAATCTCCTACTAAAGATCTTGAGAAAGAGATTGCAAGATGCAACAATGTTCAGATGTCTAAAAAGATTGCTCTCAACTCTGCCTATGGTGCGATTGGTAATCAATACTTTCGTTACTTTAAATTGGCGAACGCAGAGGCAATCACTCTATCAGGACAAGTTTCTATTCGTTGGATAGAGAACAAAATGAATCAAAAGATGAACACTATTCTAAAAACGGAGGGTAAAGATTATGTTATTGCTAGTGATACTGATTCTATCTATTTGCATATGGGTGATCTGGTCGAAGCTGTATACAAAGGGAGAGAAAAAACTACTGAGGGCATTGTCTCTTTCCTTAACAAGGTCTGTGAAGTGGAACTTGAGCCTTATATTGAAAGTTCTTACCAAGAATTGGCAGACTACGTTAACGCCTACGATCAAAAAATGATCATGAAGCGAGAGAACATCGCTTCAACTGGTATATGGACGGCAAAGAAAAGATATATTCTAAACGTATGGGATAGTGAAGGTGTAAGATATGAAGATGCAAAACTCAAGATCATGGGTATTGAAGCCATCAAGACTTCTACCCCTGCACCATGTCGTAAGTTTCTGAAAGATGCATTTAAAATATTAATGAATGGAACAGAGGATGATGTAATCGACTATATCGAACAGTGCAGAAAAGAATTCAAATCATTACCACCAGCAGAAGTTGCATTTCCTCGTACAGTTTCTAATGTAGAAAAGTGGAAGTCCTCTTCCGACATGTATCTAAAGGGATGCCCTATTCATGTTCGTGGAGCGATCTTATATAATCATTATACAAAGAAGAAACAGATAGATCATAAGTATGCCTCGATTAATAATGGTGAGAAGATAAAGTTTTGTTATCTGAAAACTCCCAACTGGATGCATGAGAATGTAATATCTTTTATTCAAGACTTTCCTACAGAACTTGACCTAGATAAACATATAGACTATGAACTACAGTTTAGTAAATCATTCTTAGAACCTATAAAGGTTATCCTTGATTGCATCGGTTGGGAGACCGAACGTAAGAATACACTTGATTCCTTCTTCTCATGACAAAATACATTGTATGCTGGACAGATAACGGCATATTTTCAGACTCACAGATGAAAGTCTTTGACGGTAGAGATCCAGCTAACTGGTTTGCCGAGAGCATAAAAAAGCAGTATAATGATGTTAAGGTATACTTAGCACGGAAAGGAGAGTTTGATGACTAAGAAGAGAATACTTACTCTAGTCACAGGTGGTTTCGATCCTCTTCATAGTGGCCACATTGCTTACTTCGAGGAAGCAAGAGAACTTACTAATTATCTCGTAGTAGGATTAAACACCGAAGAATGGTTGACTAGAAAGAAAGGACAGTACTTCCAATCATGGAAGGAACGCGCCGAAATTATAAGGCATCTAGACATGGTTGATGCTGTCATTACAGTAGAAGATGATGAACATGGTTCTGCTTGTAATGCCATCTCTGCATGTTTGGAGATTGCACAAACGGTAGTCTTTGCCAATGGTGGAGATCGTGGATCAGACAACACACCAGAGACAGATAAGTTTGGTGATGATCCGAGGGTCGAACTAGAGTTCGGTATCGGTGGAACCGATAAGAAGAACAGTAGTTCATGGTTGCTACACAACTACTTTGAAAGACAGAGAAAACTGGTAGGTATCTAATGTATCATAATAACTTTTTTACTGATGAGCAATGGGAATGTATCAGAGTATGCGTAGCAAACGCACCCATACCCTATGACATAACCAAGAAAAAGATTGCTGCTGAGATCCTAGACAAGATAGGACAACCACAGAGAGTACAACATGAAGGTGAAACTCTAGTCAAAATAGATTTAGGAGTTTATCAATGAATAATGTTGGGTTAGAAGTTGTGTTCTGGACTATACTAGGAGTCTATATCCTAGCAAAGTTAGGAGTGTTCAAGAAATGAACTGTTGGCATTGCAACACCGAACTCATATGGGGTGGCGATCATGATCTTGACGATTTTGAAGATATGGAGTATAGTTTCGTAACTAACCTCCACTGTCCTAAGTGTGAATCTTATGTAGAAGTTTACTATCCAAAGAGAGATGAGTGAAATAGCATGGGAACCATGGCAATTTCCAAACATTCCCCTGTATAAAACTAAATTACCTGATGACATCATAGAGTATCTCTGGTCTGCTGTAAAACAGGCTGAGAAAGATAATGTGAATAACAGTAATGATTATAGTCACAGACTCGCTGGTAATATCACAGGTAGTCTTGGACTCATAGACAAGGATGATTTTTTCTTAAACAATGTGACAGGGCCTCTGACAAATAAAATAGTATCAACTGATCCTAAGAACTTTGCACCGCCTGTTGACGCAGATCTTAAAGATAAATTTGAAGCAAAGTTAAGTATGAATTGGTGGGTCAACTATCAATATCAAACTGAGTTCAATCCCGAACATGCTCACACGGGCATCACATCATTTGTTATCTGGATGAAGATACCTACAAGGTATCAAGACCAACATAACCTACCATTTCATTCAAAGGCAGCATCTGATTTTCAATTCACATATTCAAATATATTAGGAAGCACAGTAGAGTTTCCAATCTATATGGAACCAGAGATGGAAGGAGTTATGATGGTATTCCCTTCCAACCTACACCATCAAGTATATCCGTTTTACAACACAGAAGAACCAAGAATATCAATTAGTGGTAATTTGTTGTGGAATATGGTAGAATATAAACAAGACCTAAATTAGTATGGACTTTTTAAAAGAAATAGTAAAAGAGATTGGTGATGAGTACACCCAACTCGCCTCAGAGGCAGAACAGATTGAAACTTATGTGGACACAGGTTCGTACATTTTTAACGGCCTTGTATCAGGCTCTATATTTGGCGGTGTATCTGGGAACAAGATTACTGCTATTGCTGGTGAAAGCTCTACTGGAAAGACTTTTTTCTCCCTCGCAGTGGTTAAGAACTTCCTCGATAATAATCCTGATGGGTATTGTCTATATTTCGATACAGAAGCCGCAGTTAATCGTGGACTATTGGAATCTAGAGGTATCGATCTTGAAAGACTTGTTGTTGTTAATGTGGTAACAATTGAAGAGTTTAGAACAAAAGCATTAAAGGCAGTAGATATATACCTTAAGTCAGAAGAATCAACTCGCAAACCATGTATGTTTGTGTTAGACTCTCTTGGTATGCTTTCTACTGAGAAAGAAATCAAAGATGCACTAGATGATAAACAAGTTAGAGACATGACCAAATCTCAACTTGTCAAGGGTGCTTTTAGAATGTTGACTCTTAAACTTGGTCAAGCCAAGATTCCACTTATAGTTACCAATCATACCTACGATGTCATCGGTTCTTACGTCCCTACAAAAGAAATGGGTGGAGGTAGCGGTCTCAAGTACGCAGCAAGTACAATCATCTATCTCAGCAAAGCTAAAGAGAAGGAAGGAACGGAAGTCGTTGGAAATATTATCAAAGCAAAGACTGCTAAGTCGCGTCTAAGTAAAGAGAACAAGACAGTTAAGATCAGACTCTACTATGATGAACGTGGTTTAGATAGATACTACGGACTCTTAGAACTAGGAGAACTTGGTGGACTATGGAAGAATGTCGCAGGCAGATACGAAGTCAACGGCAAAAAAGTCTACGGAAAACAAATTCTTGCAAACCCTCAAGAGTATTTCACTCAAGAGGTAATGGCGAGATTGGAGGAGATTGCTAGAGAAGAATTTAGTTATGGATAAGTTCATCAGAACCTATCCAATGTTGACTCCCGAAGTTTGTAAAACTCTTATAGACACATATCAATCTTCTAAGGAGAAAGAAAGAATAGAGAATTTTCTTACACCTCAGTTCTCTCAAGTAAATTTGAATGAGTTAAATGAAAAGGGATATCAAAAATTTACACAGTTGCTTTGTTATAAAGTATTAGAGATAGTAAAAGAATATAAGAAAGCTCTACCACAGTATACTGAATGGTTTCCAGAAAAAATATTCTTTGAAGAACTAAGAATTAAAAAGTATGAACCAGGCACAGATGATCAGTTTCTCATTCATACAGATGTTCAAGATCATCAGAGTGCAAAAAGATATCTTGCCTTTTTAATCTATCTAAATGATGATTTCA